CCCTAATTGCATCTTTTTTTAATGATTGAAATATATCTTTATGTAAATAAGTTATATCCGCCACAGGTATAAAATTAACATATACTTTGTAGGTTCCTTCATGAACACCCGATTTACCTTCTACTTCTACAAAACCTTGTTTTACATAAATATCACACAATTCTTTGGCATCTTGTAACGGAGTTGGAGAGAAAAAATCGTAATCAGGTAATTCAATATCTTTATTATAAAATTGGTCTTCTTTTGGTAATATTGCATTAATAGCAGTTCCACCATATGCAACTAATTGCTTTTTTTTCAAAAAATTTTCGACTACATTTACTATTTTTATGACTTCGGGTGAATTTACCGCGGCTTTTCCTACACGTTCTTCAGCTTTATCTGTAGCAATGCGAAGAATTGCTAATTCACACTCATTAAAAGTCATTGTTTTATCACATATATCGTTTTTCATAATTTTTATTATTAATATTTATTAAGATTATTATTTTTATTATTTTATATGAATCGTGTATTATACTTATGTATTTATGTATTTATACTATAATAATCAGTTGTCGTTGTTCTTGTTTCGAAATTTAATTGAGGTGGATTTTCAGGTGTATCTATGATTGTTTGGACAATCGACCTCAGTCGTAAAGGTTTTAATACAAACGCAGATCCAGCAGTATCAAAAAACATGATCATTTCTTGTAAATTCGCATCAAAATCCTGATATTTCATTGCTATCAATTGACACCCCATTTCACGGCATATAATTCCACTTGGATTTTCAGGATTGATCCCATTATCTGGCATGGCAATTGTCATATTTTTTTTATTATATTCTTGTAATTCGGTCATATCTGGTGTAAATTTTACATCATAATAATTTAATGCACGCATAAATACTGAATTACTTGTGATATTTACATATTCATAAAATTTTGAATTATCCATAAATGCTGTATTTAAACGATCAACTATTATAACAATTTTACCAGCTAATTCCGATAATTTAACATTACCTAAATTATGTGTGTAATATTGGTTAGGTTGTGATGTATTATTATTAGTAGATGGGTCATCTACAGGAGTGGCATATGTATACTCATAACTATAATGAGAACCTAACATATACGAATCATATAATTTAAATATATCACCACATTTTGATAACATATTTTGATTCGTACTTTTTATTCTTAAATGAAGTAAAAGTGGATCTGTTGAATTAGGTGCTGTTGATCCAGAGAATGCATAATTTACGATTGTTGACATCACATCTTCAAAATTAACGGAATTATATGTTTCCTTAATATAATTATTATCTAAAGTAGAAGTAGCTACAACAGGATTATCGTCTATAGAATATATTTCAAAATCTAAACATCGAACACCTTGTTTTATAATATTTTTTAAAGGACACAAACTTACATAATCGTTTTTATATGATCCACCACTACAACAATTATAAGCGGTACTAATATAATAATCATTCAATGTATAGTCTTCTTGTTTAGTATAATCTAACGGTGCGATATAAGTTTTGTTATTTTCATATAATGAATTCATAAGGGAACATTCTCTCGAACTTAAATTATACATATAATAAAAATACACTATTAACACGAGAATCAACACAATGATCATTATAAAAATGGCATTGCCTACAAAGTCTTCCTTAAGCGAAGATGCATCTTTCATAGTTTTATGAAAAAAAACTGTCATTTTTTTTCCCATCGAATCTGACATATCTAATATATTATAGTATTTTTTAAATATACTGATTAACTATTAATATTATATTTAAATATAATTGTTGATTAAAAAGTTAAAAATATAAATATAAACATAAGATATATAAAAATGCCTGGTGGATTAATGCAATTAGTATCAGAAGGACAGCAAAATATTATATTAAATGGAAATCCATCTAAAACTTTTTTTAAAACAACCTATGCAAAATATACTAATTTTGGTTTGCAAAAATTTAGAGTAGATTTTGAAGGATCAAAAACATTAAGATTATCAGAACCATCTTATTTTACATTTAAAATTCCCCGTTATGCTGACTTATTAATGGATTGTTATTTATCTATTGATTTACCAGATATTTGGAGCCCAATTATCCCACCAAATTCTAATATAGAAACACCGCTTTATAATGCAGGACAGTGGATACCCTATGAATTCAAATGGATTGAATATCTGGGTGCCCAAATGATATCAAAAATAGAAATAACTTGTGGTAATCAAACATTACAAGAATTTTCCGGAGCATATTTAATTTCAATGATACAGCGTGATTTTACCGAAGAAAAACGAGCATTATTTGAAAAAATGGTAGGACATGTTCCTGAAATTTTTGATCCTGCTAATGCAGGTACACGAGTAAATTCTTATCCAAATGCATACTATACAACAAATCAAGCAGGCGCTGAACCTTCAATTCGCGGAAGAACATTATATGTTCCTTTGAATGCTTGGTTCAATCTAAAAAGTCAAATGGCTTTTCCACTTATTTCACTTCAATATAATGAATTACATATTAATGTTACTATGAGACCAATTCAAGAATTATTTCAAATTCGAGATGTTTTTGACGTTGTCAATAATTTTCCATATGTTGCACCAAATTTTAATCGATATTATATGCAATTTTATAGATTTCTTCAAACACCACCGGATATTGATCTCGGACCTGCATCCTATCTTGATACAAGAAGCATATGGAATGCTGATATTCATTTAAATTGTACTTATTGCTTTTTATCTAATGAAGAATCAAGAGTTTTTGCACTTCAAGAACAAAAATATCTTTTTAAACAAGTAAAAGAAACTATTTATTATAATATTACTGGACCTAATAAAGTATCAACTGATTCAATTGGAATGATATCCAGTTGGATGTTTTATTTTCAAAGAAGTGATGTTAACTTGCGCAATGAATGGACTAATTATACTAATTGGCCATATCGTTATATTCCAAATGATTTAATCCAAGCCCCTAGTGCTGGAACATATACTATTATCAGAGATGGGAATCCTGTAATGATAGGTCCTGGGGTAAATTCTGATGGTAGATTAACAGGTTGGATGATTACAGGAATTAATAATTTAGAAAATATTAAAGGTATATTGGTTGAGATGGGAATATTATTAGATGGAATATATAGAGAGAATACACAACCAGCAGGAGTGTTTGACTATATTGAAAAATATACTCGTACAAGTGGTAATGCTACTCAAGGATTATATGTATATAATTTTTGTCTACATACATCGCCTATTGATTTGCAACCTAGTGGAGCAATGAATATGAGCCGTTTTTCAACTATTGAATTAGAGACAAATACGATTATTCCACCTTTAGACCCATATGCACAATCTTTGGCTATTTGTGACCCTCAATCAGGTAATATTATTGGTATTAATAAACCAACATGGAGAATATATGACTATAATTTTAATATGGTTCTATTTGAAGAAAGAATAAATATGGTTACATTTGTTGGTGGTAATTGCGGGTTAATGTATGCAACATAATACAAATGCAGTACAAATACAATATCAATAAATAATTATAATTTTATAATAGTATAATTATTTATTTCATAAATAAGCATTAGCCGCAAGAGGACCATTATCATTAAATTCACCTGATAATGTTTTTCGATTGGGATATTTGGGCAAAAATGGTAGAATTTCTATATTTGGATTATATTTTTTATCATATAATTCCATACCAGCTTTAAATGGTTTAGACCATTGATTTACCCCTTTAAAATAACTTGGTGGTTGTAAATTTATCCCTTTATTATATAATTTAGCTTGAGTGCCTATATCTGTGGTTAATCTTGAATATCGTACATTATAACCATTTGTCAATTTACCTGCATCATTATCACCACCTATATCTTTCGTGTAATTGCTGGTTTCTACAAATTCAGGTTGACATCCATAACAATCAATATCACTTGTGCATTGTTCACCTGTTTTAGAGCATTGAGCTAATGGACCACACATATTTTCGCAACTAAAAGTTGTATTTATTGGTAAATCTACTGTATGACTTGTATCAGCTGTTCCCATATCAGTTATAATTGAAGTATAACTATCAAAACCTTCTTTACTTTTTTTACCTTTTTTACTTTTTTTACTTTTTTTACTTTCTTTTGTTTTTATTAAATAATTTCCCCATTTTATAATACATATAAACATTAATATAGAAATTATTAATAGTATAATATTTACATTATTCTTTGTTAGATTCTTCATTAAATTCTTCATTAGATTCTTCATAATATTTAAATATATTTTATTTATTTTAATCTATGAAATCTCGCATTTTTAGCAAATGATTGCAAATTGTCGGCATTCACATATGTACACGCACTTCTTAACCCACCAAGATAATCTAATACAGTATCTTCTAATGCACCTTTATATTTCATTTTTATAACAGCACCTTCGGATGATCTATATTTTTCCATTTTTCCATAATGTTTTTCCATTGCGTGTTTTGAACTCATCCCATAAAACATTTTATATTTAACACTATTCTCTTCAATTATTTTACCAGGATTTTCATCATGTCCTGCAAATTCGCCACCTATCATAACAAAATCTGCACCAGCACCAAATGCTTTCGCCATATCACCTGGACATTTAATGCCACCATCAGATATAATACAATTATTTACAATACCAAATGTTTTACATTCTAATATTGATGATAATTGTGGAACACCAACCCCTGTTTTTTTTCGTGTCAAACAAGCACTACCTGGACCAATACCAATTTTTACAATATCTATATCAGCATCTTGAAATATTTTATTGGCCGTTTCAGCAGTGCAAACATTTCCAGCTACAATAATTTTATCAGGATAAGTTTCACGCACTAAAATACAAAATTCTATAAATTTTTCAATATACCCATTTGCAATATCAATACAAATCCACTTACATTCTATTTTATCTAATATTGCTACAAGATTTCTATAATCTTCATAGGTAATTCCAGTACTTACCATAAAATAATCAGTATTTAAGTTTTCTTTATTTTTTATATAATCATCAACAGTATAAAATTTATTCATAGCTGTTAACATTTTATATTTACTCAATACATTATATACTTCAAATGTTCCCGTAGTATCCATATTTGCAGCAATAATAGGAATACCTTTCCAATAAATTCTCCGTCCTTGTTTAGAAGTTCTTGAACAAAATGTAAATTCTCTTTCGAGAGATACTAATGAACGACTATTTACTTTTGACGGTAAGGGGCGAATCATAACATCATCAAAATCCAACATAACCATATCATGTATTTTATTTGGATAATTCATTTATTATTAATATTAATATTAATAATTATTTTATATTGTTAATTAATTATATTAATAATTAGAATATTTTATATTATAATATTTTATATCATTTTATTATAATATGACAGAAGAAACTGACAGTTCCGCCATTGATGATAAAAAAGAAACTACAGCACCACCTGATCCAGTTAATGAAACAAAAAATTTTTTTATAACTTTATTAGTAAATTTATTATATTTATTAATAATTATTATTGTTGGTGCTGCAATATTATGGTGTGCAAAAGTAACACAAACTAATTTAATGCCTACAGATCTTAAATGCGAGCCTTTTACTATTTCGAAAGTAAATATAAATAAAGGAAAACCAGTTTGTGTGAATATTGATGTTGTCAAAATGAAAAATGAAGAAGGTAAAAATGAAATAAAATCTACAAAAATCGAGTTTGATATTAACGAAAATATGAATATAGTTAAATATGGTATTTTTGGAATAAACTATATTCGATATTTAACAGATAGCGCAGATTCGAATACTTATACTCTTTTTATTGGAACGATTCAACAAAAAATGTATGCAAATTATAGTAATATGTTAAATTTATTTTATAATATTTTAAATCAAAATTGTAGCGAAAGTGTTATTATTTTTATTATGCCATTAATTATTGCATATATAATATCTGGAATTACAATAGTCAATTATGTATATGGAATTATTTTGTGGTTTACCAATTTATATTTACTTTTTAGTGTACAAACAAGTTGTTATGAAGAAAATATGTTAGGGTCTGATGGTACACCCATTTTGGATGATTCTAATAAGCCCATGAAAAAAATTGGAAAAATATGGGAATATACTGACGGGGAAATGTGGAAACAATGGTATTGGGCTATTTTTTATATATTCATTTCATTTATTTTAATTACACTTATCTTTTTTATTATAAGTATTTTATTATTTCTGAATAGCTTATCTTGTTTATTTTTACCTTTATTAATGGTTTCAAAAGTGAAAGATTCGTCGGATAATAAGTCATATACATTTTCTACTTTATTAGGTAATATTTTTAAATATAAAATGAGTGTTATAATGTATATTATATCTTATTTTCTTATTACTGATGCGTCATCATCATTTGGTGGTATAGGTGCTTTGGTTGCAATCATTGCATGTATATTTATATACGCTTTTTATCCAAATATTTATCAACAATATATACCAACTGATCCAACATCAACAATTGGATTAGTATCATATCAACAAGCACAAAAGTTTTGTAGTAAGGTAGACCTTGATATTCCCAAAGATTGCAATATTCCTCATCAAAAATCGTGGTTTGAATGGCTTTTTGGAGACGATTCCCCAGTAACCAGTGTAAGTTCGATGGCTGTTGCCGAACCAATCGCAGAACCAGTAATGTCAGATTACGAGCCAAAAATATTATCAAAAGAAACCACAACATTAGCACCACCAGTAACACCGTCTGCACCACCAGCAACAACAGTAACACCATCTGCACCGCCAGCAACATTAGTAACACCATCTGCTCCGCCAGCACCACCAGATTTATTGACAAAAGAATAATCAAAAATAAAAAATTATAGCATTCATATATAATGGAACAGCCACCTGATATTATATTTACTATAGCGAGAATGAATCCACCAACATCCGGACATAGAATGTTGATTAAATTAATGATGGAAGATGCGGTAAAATATGGATTATCCAATATATTTTTAATATTATCATCTACACTAGATAATAAAAAAAATCCTATTACTTGTGAAGATATAACTCAAATAAATAAAAGAACTATTTTAGAAAATTATATAATTCAAAGTATTAAAAGTGAATTTCCACAACTTAATGGTGTAAATGTAGAAATTATATGTTTAGGAAAGTCATCTAATCCAATACTAACAAGTATTTTTGATATTTTAAAAGAGAATGGTTATCCTGAAAGAATAGGTATAAAAATGAAACTATTTATTGGTGAAGATAGAAGGGATTCTTATAATTGGATACAAGATAAGTTATCTACAAGTGCCCCACCTGTTGAATTTCAAATTGAAGCATTACCGCGACCAGAAGGTGCTATCTCCGCAACGATAATCAGACAATTAGCTTTAGATGAGGGTAAATATGATGAATTTAAGGATGAGATGGAAAAAATAGGGATTAATAATAATG